AAGTAAATATCATCCCTGATGGAAAAAATCATGGATTGATCTTTATTATTGATTGGTCAGGTTCTATGGGAAATTATATTTTGGACACAATCAAACAACTGTATAATCTTGTTTGGTTTTGTCAAAAGGTAAAAATTCCTTTTGATGTTTATGCATTCACCAATGCTTATAAGTGTATTGAATATATTGATCATGTTCCAGTAGAACTGCCTGACCATCATAAGATGGAAGAAGGAAAGTTCTATATTCCTAAAGATACTTGTGTGGTCAATCTCCTTACAAGTGGTAAGAAAAATAATGTTCTTGAGAAGCAAATGCTAAATCTTTGGAGAAATGTTTACGCATTGCGATATTACTGCAACTATTCTTATTTCCATCGTATTGGACTTGGGGGAACTCCACTCAACGAAGCATTGGTTGCTTTGCACAAAATTCTTCCAAAATTCAAAAACCAACATAAACTACAAAAAGTTCAGTGTGTTGTTTTGACTGATGGGGAGGGGTGCCATCTTTCTACTATGAAAGAAAAAACTGATTATTATAGTGGAGATAAACTTATTCGTCCTTGGAGATTGTCTACAAACTCTTTTATGAGGAATCGTAAAACTGGACATACTTATAAAATTTCGGAAAACTTTATTTCATTTACCAATATGATTCTGGAAGATCTTCGTCAAACATTTCAAGATACTAATTTCATTGGTATTCGTATTCTTACGGGAACGGACTTCTCTAGGATGAATTCTTCCTATAATGGATATGGTGATGCTGCTGAGAAAGCAAGGAAAGATTGGAAAAAGGAAAAGTGTACAGTTGTTTACAACTGTGGATACAATGCATATTTCATGCTCCAATCAAATGCATTGCAAAATGATAGTGAATTTGAAGTTTCTGAAGATGCTACAAAGACTCAGATTAAAAATGCCTTCAAGAAATCATTGATGTCTAAAAAAATGAATAAGAAAATTCTCAATGAGTTCGTAGAACTCGTTGCATGATAAATATTTCTATAGTGCAATATAATAACATGGGAAGATTTTCAAGTTTATTGGGAGCAGGTAGTCCCGAACCAAAACCAAATAATTTGCTAACGGAAGTTCCTGAAGAAACATCTGCTGAACTTTTAACAGAGGTTCCTACAAGAGCTAGAGATGATAAAGGTCATTTTATTGCTGATGACCCCTCTACCCCGGAAAATGAGGCATGGGTTGGTGGGGTAGCACCTGAACCTGCTAAGAAGAAACGTACTCGCAGGAAAAGGTCAGTTTAGAATCTGGCACACGGGGGGGTTTCGACCCCCCCTTTTTCATGTATAATAACTTCAGTTGAAACAAACGACTTACATCATGGCACTCTCTTCTGAATATATCATCACTTCACTTCAATCACTTTATGGTAACAAAATTACCTCTTCAGATATTCGTGGTTGGTGTGATATGAATGGTGCTACTTATCAGACCGTATCTAAAAAACTTGACTCTTATAAAGTTGGTCGTGGTAAGTGGAATCTTGAAGTAACTAAAGATACAGTTGAAGATCTTGAAGTGACTTATAATGCACCTGCAGCAATGCCTGCAATTGAACAAAACCTCATTCCAGAAAAAGATGATACCTTCGTCCAGTTTGGTAATTTCACAGATATTAAAAAAATTATTAAGTCCGGTCTATTCTATCCGACGTTCATTACAGGACTGTCCGGTAACGGAAAGACTTTCTCGATTGAGCAAGCATGTGCGGCACTGGGGAAAGAACTCATCCGTGTGAACATCACAATTGAGACTGATGAAGATGATCTTATTGGAGGATTCCGTCTTGTTAATGGTGAAACGGTTTGGCACAATGGTCCAGTAATTGAAGCAATGCAACGGGGTGCTATTCTACTCCTTGATGAAATTGATCTTGCTTCAAACAAAATTCTTTGTCTCCAATCAATTCTTGAAGGAAAGGGTGTGTTCCTTAAGAAAATTGGCAAGCACATTATGCCAGCAAAAGGTTTCAATGTATTTGCTACTGCCAATACTAAGGGTAAGGGTTCTGATGATGGACGTTTCATCGGCACTAATGTTCTCAATGAGGCATTCCTAGAACGTTTCCCCGTAACCTTTGAGCAGTCCTATCCTACTCCTGCAACTGAGCAAAAGATTCTTGAGGGTATTGCTCTGGATCTTGGTGTAGAGGATCGTGATTTCTGCAAACGACTGGTTGATTGGGGAGATGTTATTCGCAAAACTTTCTATGATGGAGGAATTGATGAGATTATTTCTACTCGTCGTTTGGTTCACATTATCCGTGCTTACAGCATTTTCAATGACAAGATGAAAGCAATTGAGGTTTGTGTAAATCGGTTTGATGATGAAACCAAGCAATCTTTCATGGAACTGTATGATAAGATTGATGCAGATGTTGATATTGCAAAATCTGATAATTGATGATATAATTCTATAGAGGTAATATGCCTCTTTTCTATGATAAATTCTTGGAGTTTACTTTACGACACTATGTACGGACCTGAAGATGAAATTAAATTTACTGAATATGCAAAAAGTTCTATGCCTCCTTGGGGGCATAGTGATCTAGAAGCACTGGCAAAGAATAATCCTGGACTGATCACTGAATCAAAAGGAACACCTTGGAAGTATAATGAAGAGGAGATTGTAAAAGAACTCCTTGAGTACATCCGTGGCACATACAAGCAGCACTATGCTGCTAATGACGAAAATATTCAAACACTGGATTTCATCGAAGCAGCACATAAAGATGGTGAGGCATTCTGTCGTGATAACATTCTTAAGTATACTTCCAGGTACGATAAGAAGGGAACTGCCGACCGTGACATCATGAAGATTCAACACTATTCTGTTCTTCTAAAGTTCTTCCGCAATAAGAACAAAAAACATGAAATTTATAATCAGTGATTAAATTATGATCTGATATGCTATACTAATTCAAACTGATTAAATTATGAAACTATCTCCTGAAACCATTTCTCTACTTAAAAACTTTTCTACCATCAATCAATCTATTTTTATTAAGGGTGGAAATGAACTTCGTACTATTTCTGTAATGAAGAATATTTTTGCTGCAGCAAGAGTATCTGAAGTATTTCCAAAAGATTTTGCAATCTATGATTTGAATGCTTTTCTGAATGCAATTTCACTTCACAGTAGTCCTGATTTAGATTTTTCTAATGATCAGTGTTTGACCTGGAAGGAATCTAATAGTTCCGGAACTTGGTATTATGCAGACCCATCTGTTATTGTATCACCTCCAGAAAAAGAGATTGTTCTTCCATCTAAAGATGTTTGTTTTAATTATAGTTCATCAGTTCATGAGAAACTGATGAAAGCTGCATCTGTATATCAAGTAAGTGATCTTTCTTGTATCGGTGCAGGAGGTAAAATCATGATGAAAGTTCGTGATAAGAAGAATGACTCTTCAAACTATTTTACTGAGGTTGTTGGTGAAACTGATACTGAGTTTTGTTTCAATTTCAAGGTTGAAAATATGAAACTCCTCTCGGGGAGTTATGATGTAATTGTGTCAAATAAATTACTTGCAGAATTTACAGGAAAGTCTGGAAATCTTAAGTATTTTATTGCACTTGAACCAGACTCAACTTATGAATGAAAATTGATGTACCCCTGAGAATTGTAGGCAGTATAATGGTTATTGCTGCCTATTTTGTAGTATTACATGTAAATGTAATATTTGGAGTTGCAATGCATTTTATTGCAGATCTTGTTTCAATTCCCTACTTTATCCGTACAAAATCATGGGATGTGGTTATAATGCTATCATTCCTATTGATAATTTCATTATCAAAATTGCTATGAACATCTTTGTTACTGATGAGTGTCCTGCAAAATCAGCACAAGTTCTTCCAGACAAACACATTGTCAAAATGCCTTTAGAGTGTTGTCAAATGCTATCTATTGTTGCATCGGAAAAATGGGGACATGGATACGGCACTTTACCCAAAGCAGATGGAACTCCTTATGCTACAGAAAAAGGAGCTTTTCGTAACCATCCTTGCACTAAGTGGGCAAATGAAACAGTATCAAATGCACGATGGTTAATTCAGCATGGATTAATGTTATGTAAAGAGTATACAAAAAGATATGAAAAAACTCATACTTGCGAACATGCACTACGATATGCAGACAAGATTTTTCCACAATCTGAGTGGTCAAACCACACACCATTTGTGAGAGCAATGCCAGATGAATTTAAATATGACACAAGCATTGACACTATTACTGCTTACAAAATGTACATTAGCAGCAAACCTTGGGTTGCATCTAATTATCTTCGTAACGAATCCCGAAAACCAGATTGGCTATGACTTACAATCCTAAAGTAAATGATTATGTTAAGTGGAATAATCATGAGGGATGGGTATATTTTAAATGTGATGAGTATCTTACAATTGAACTTGGAACCACACCAAAACTTCATTGTGAATATACCAAAAATAAACTACATCAAAAGAATCATATTTTGTTAGTATGTTATCGTTATTGTTGGGATGAACTTAATTATGTCAGAACCAGAAAAAGTAAATATGAAGAATGAATTAGATATCATTCGTGATGAAGGTGGATTTGAATGGACACCTTTGTCTGAAAAGGAAACAAAAAATCATACATTAAAAGTTAATGATGATGGTGTTTTGACTTTCACTCCAGAAATCCTAGAAGCAACTGGATGGAAAGAGGGGGATGTGTTAGAATGGATTGACCGTGGAGACGGTTCTTTTGAATTGAGGAAAATTGATGAATCACTCTGAAAATAAACCATTCTTGTGGGTGGAATCGTATAGGCCACAGACAATTGAAGATTGTATCCTTCCTGAGGATATCAAAAAAACATTTCAGGATTTTCTAGATGCAGGAGAGATTCCTAATCTTCTTCTTTCTGGACCACCTGGTATTGGTAAAACAACTATTGCAAAAGCACTTTGTCATGAATTAGGAGCAGATTACTATGTTATCAACGGATCTGATGAAGGACGATTTTTGGACACGGTACGGAACCAAGCAAAAAACTTTGCATCGACCGTATCAATTCAAGCAACTTCTAAACACAAAGTCATCATCATTGATGAGGCAGATAACACAGGAAACGACGTACAACTCCTCTTACGGGCTAATATTGAGACGTTTTATAACAACTGCAGGTTCATCTTCACCTGTAATTACAAAAACAAAATTATCGAACCTCTCCATTCCCGTTGTGCAGTCGTCGATTTTGCCACAACCTCAAAGGACCGTCCTAAGGTGGCAGCAACCTTCTTCAACCGTCTCAGGACTATTCTTGAGAAGGAAGGTGTGGAATATGATCCAAAGGTTCTCGTCGAACTGATCAATAAGCACTTTCCTGACTTCAGGAGAGTCCTTAATGAGTGTCAGAGGTATTCTGTTGGTGGAAGCATTGACAGTGCCATTCTTGCCTCTTTTAGTGACGTATCAGTAAATGAACTTATCAACCATCTCAAAGATAAAAACTATGCTGAGGTCCGAAAGTGGGTCGTTAATAACCTGGACAATGATCCTAATTTGGTTCTTCGTCGTGTTTACGATGCTCTTGCGAGTGCCGTGGATGGTCCTTCTCTTGCTGCTGCTGTGCTCATTATTGCTAAGTATCAATACCAAATTGCCTTCGTAGCAGACCAAGAAATTAATCTGCTCGCAGCACTAACTGAAATTATGGTTGAATGCACTTTCCGTTAAGTCAAAGGGGTTCCATATTTTTTGATATAGTAATGGCTATGTCCGGTTTATGATTATAACATACTTGGAATGCAAATTCAATGACTAAAACAAAATTAAAAGCACAAGTCAAGTCTCGTTTCTATTATATTTTCTGGGGCACTGCAACAGTTGCAGTTGTTCTAGGGCAACTATATGTTGGGACTGGATACCGTGTTCTTTCTGGAACTATGCTAGAATTAATGAATAAAGTTGATGGAGTTCTTCTCCATAAAAATGAAATACCTAGAGGATTATTTTAAATGATTGATATAAAACTATTTCGCATTAGCACTGGTGAAGAAGTCGTTGCAGAACTAGTTTCTGAAACTGATGATACTATCACCCTTAAAAATGCACTTGTAGTTCTTCCTACAAATAATGGTGTAGGGTTTGCTCCTTGGGCAACTATTATCGATCCCGATGAACCAGAGATCACCCTATCAAAAAACTTTGTTGTTTATACAGTCAAAGTTCAGGAAGATGTATGTAAAAAGTATAACCAAATGTTTGGTAGCAAGTTAGTGACTCCTGAAGAAAAGAAACTCATTCTATAAAATTATGAAAATCTTATTACTAGGAATAGCATCATTATTAATTGCTGCTCCTGCAATGGCACACCCCAGAACTCCAAGAACCAGTTGGGTTTATTCTTATCCTGAAAAGGATGTGATGGTTAGACGAGACTGGAAACGATGCAAGAAAATTAAATACATAACTAAGTATGATAAGTATGGATGGTATACTGAAAGAAAGGTATCTAAACTAAAATCATGTTCAAAGCATAAACATGAACCTCAAATTCAAGTAATTATCAAGTGAAATGTGAAGTAACTCTTTATAAGGCAGGAACTGTTTTTAAAGAGGAAGTAATTGCTAGAGATTATCAGGATGCGAGAAAAGTTGCTCTTTCCCGCAATCCTGATGCTAAAATTGTAAGTGTGACTGCTGTATTTAAATAATGGAACTTAAAGATTGGCTCAATTCAATTAACTTCAATAAGGAAGATCTGTCTGAGAATATTAGAGAGTATGCTCCCTTTGTAATCAATAAATGTATGTCTGGTCACATCGATACTGTGATGTATGCAAATGAGATGAATATGGCACATCATCTCAGTAAAGATATGCAATATCGATTTTATATAAATATCGTTAGGAAACGGAAACGGTTTGCACCTTGGCTCCGCAAAAACAGTATCGAAGATATTTCTGTAGTACAAAAATATTATGGGTATAGTTTTGAAAAAGCACAGCAAG